GCACAAGCCAGGTCAATGATGTTTTTCAAACTGTTCAGGTCCGAAATTGTAATAGTTTCCATGTAAATATTTAACAAAGAAATCTCAGCAGAATTTATTTTTTCTGCTGATTTTGCACCAAACCGGTGAGTTTTGGCTAGATTGGTTACTGTGATTCTTCGTAGTAGGCGTGTTGTCCCCAAGGTGGCACAATGCTTGTGGTGCCATGCAAGATCCACACAGTGTCGGCATAGTTCTCATCGCCCCATGAGCCGAAAGGATAGCCATCTGTGAACACCACCAGGCGCTTGGGTTCAATTTCGTTTTCTTTTAGGTATTTAAAAACACATTCAAAGTCAGTGCCGCCACCGCCACGAATGTCATAGTCGCAAATGGTGTCCAGGTTGTCGCTGTCGTACTGTGCAGGATTATAGCACTCGGTGTCAAAGGTCACCACATGGATACGGAACGCTGGGAACGATTCCATGATGCCTTGAATTTCAGCCAAGAAGTCTCGCAACATGGTGGTACTGATTGATCCTGACGCATCAATAGCCACTGCAATATCGATCATGGGCTCGGTATTCATGCCCGGCATTATGGAGTCCAAGTGCCAGCTTCTGCGACTGGTACGCATCCAGGTGTAGTCGTTCTTGATGGTGCTCTCCAACTGCATGCGCAGCAGTTCGCGCCAGTTCAGCTTGGGTGCAGTCAGCTCTTGGATCATGCGCTGAACGCCTGCTGGCAAGTTGCCAGCACCACCAGATTCGGCAGCGGCTGCGGCCAATACAGCTTCCTTGATCTCGTCACGAATCTTTTGTTTTTCGTCGGCTGTGAGTCGGGGGCGACCCTTGCCAGACTCATCACTGTCACCTTCTTGTTCGCCGCCATCACCGTCACCATCCATGTGGTCGTCCAGCAATCGTTCTACTAGCTGGTCAATGTTGATCTTTTCGGCATTCTCGTAGAGATCGTCATAGACTTCTTCGGCACTCCAGCCCTCGTACTTGGCATCATACAAACAGGGCACAGTGGTGATTCTTTCGCCCACACGATGCTTGATCAAGTCGGCGTTGACACAGTAGTCGTCGGCAATGTTCCACAACTGTGGATCACGGTCTCCACGGCGTCCCATGTGATCATACACCACATGCAACACTTCGTGACCAAACAAGAACTCCAGCTCACGTGGCTTGAGTTTGAGCACAAAGCGACTGTTGTAGTAGAAGTTTCTGCCATCGGTGCCGGCTGTGGGACACCACTCGTCGGCATTGACCAACTTGAGTCGCGTGGCCAAGTTACCAAAAAAGCTGGCTCTCAGCAACAGGCCAACTCGTGCAGTGACCAGGCGTTCACGAGCCTCTCGGTCTTGTGCAGGAACTGTGGGGCCCAGCAGACTCTTGAATTCGGCGCTGTCTTTTTTGTTGGCAGTGGTAGTTGCGGTGCTCAATGTGTTCTCCGTTGTCTAGTAATATGTATTATACAATAATTGCAATTATTGGTCAAGTTGAGAATTTGGCCTGACTGGAGGGACTCGAACCCCCGACCTACAGCTTAGAAGGCTGTTGCTCTATCCAGTTGAGCTACAGTCAGATTTGTTTGGTGGGAAAGGATGCTTTGTGCGACCTACTGGATTCGAACCAGTCCCTTAAGAATTATGAGTTCTCGGCACTACCGCTATGCTAAAGTCGCACAAAACATCCTTTTCGGATTTGTTTTATCTCCTGAGATTTTATTATACGCAATTTTTCTGGAAATTGTGACCATTTTGCTCTATCTCTTTCGGTTTCGTAACCTTTAACTTCTACATATAAATTCAATGACTCGATATAAAAATCGGGATGATACCATCTTTCGCCGTTCCATATATATTTAAATGCCTGGTCCGGTCTTTTAGGATCTAGTCCCTGATCCTTGGCCCACAAATAAAAATCTACTTCCCATTGTCCTTGAAGTTTGATGCCATCTACAATTATTTGTTTAGTTCTGCCTCTATTAGAACTAGAATATGATTCGGGATTTGCTAATACTGCTCGTTTCATTGCCTCGCTATGTTTTTTCCTAAACTCGGGATCGCTCCATTGTTTTTTATTTTGAGCAATACGATGCTGAACAATTCGATCTCTTCCTTCGGGAGTGAGTCCTTCGTGTACTCTATTTGGATTTTCGGGACATCTTCTAACATGATTAGAATATCCTATTTTATTTGTGTATTCTTTAGAACAGTATTGGCATTGCATAATAGCTCCGGACTTTAATATATTTATTTATTAAAGTCCGTTGCTTTAACCGCCCCCGGAATTGGCATGCGCCAACTGGAACCAGTTCAATTCAGCTGACCCTTTGACATAGATTCTGTAGTTGCGATATTCGATCGAATAAGCCCAGGCTGGATTGATGTCATCTTCTGCAGTCTCCGCAAGATTCACGCCCCAGGGCCTTTCCATCACCTGGTGTATGTGTTCACGAGTGCGCACATCTTGACTCCAACCCCAAGTGCGGCTCATCCAGCGTCGAGCACGATCAAAATCCAACACACCGGTACTGGTGCCGGTGTTGGAGAATTCCAACATGTACTCGAAACTGTCACGCCAGCTGTGACGCCCATCTAACTGAGTTACTCGATACTGCATGCTAGAAATTTCTCGAGTATAGATATTGCCAACGATTGTTAGCATAATGTGTGGCAAAGTGGGCTTCATATTGCTGCCAATCACAGCAGTCCCACTCTTGCACCGACTCAGCACCTTTCAAGGCCTCTACCACAGCTCGTCGATTGTGTCCAGTTACCTGGGCTCGGGCCTGACTCTCCCCTGCATAGTAGCCCAGAGTCTGGCCTGTGTTCTTGTTAAAAACAACAAAGCCCATGTTTAATCAAGCACCCGATGCCTGCAGAATGTACTTGCCGTACTTGCTGTGGAAAGCATCAAAGTTTTTCAGCTTGGTGGGCTGGAATGGCAAATCATATGTGGTCAGGGCAATTCTGGCACCCATCACAACCAGTTCAGTTTCAAAGTTTTTCATCATGAAACCAAAGAAGTTGTCAGCCATGTCATGGAACTTTTTGTCCCCGACCTTTTGGGTCTCCACAGCGTCTTTGAGCTCGTAGCACATGGAGATCACCAGGCTGTACATGGCCGAAATTTCTTTCACTTCCAGCTCGGTGACCTTGCCGTCTAAGATGGCAGCAGGATCGGGCATGCGGCTGGACACTCTGCGGTGTGCCATGAACTTCACAGCCAGGCCTTCGCCAATGGTACCTGCAATCAAGTTGGTGAGTGTGTCTTCGTCGCCGGTGTCCTCGTCCAAGAACTGGCTCACAAAGGTCCAGGTACGCGGTGTTGCAAAACTCTTGCTGGAGCTCTTGGCATCAAAGTCATACAAGTCCTGCTTGGCAAAGTTTAGATAACCCACCACGTCTTTGTGGATTTTATTGGCCACAGCCCACTCTTGGTAGCTGGCAAAGTCCACACGCATTTCCTGGTGCACAAATCGATTGGCCAAGGGAGTGGGCATGCGATATGTCACACCTTTGTCGCTTTCTCTATTGCCGGCTGCTACCATGACCACATTTTTGGGCAGATGATACTTGCCCACTCTACGGTTCAAGATCAGCTGATAGGCCGCACTTTGCACACTTGGAGCAGCCGAGTTCATTTCGTCCAAGAACAACACCACCACAGGATATTGGCTGGCCAGTTCTTCATCAGGGAGGTCTATGGGTGGTGCCCAGTCCATTTTGCCCAGGTCACGATTGTAAAACGGAATGCCACGAATGTCAGTGGGCTCCATTTGACCCAGGCGCAGGTCAATCATGTGACCGCCCAATTCTTCGGCCAGTTCGGCCACCAGCTCGCTCTTGCCAATGCCGGGAGGACCCCACAAGAACACTGGACGCTGAATCTTGAATGCTTGCAGCAAGCTCTTGCGAGCTTGGATACTGGTAATTGTGCGGCTCTCTGACATGGTTGCTTCCTTTGAAATGTTGCGTTAAGTCAATATTGTATGTGAGATTGAATTTCCGGTCAACTGTTGACTGTGGCATAGGGACTGAAATCCTCCACTGCAACCCCAAAAGATTCCAGGGTAGCACACACTCGTGCCAGGGGCAGGCTCAATCGGTAGGCAATGTCTTCAGCTTCCCAACCTTCAATAAACAGTTCTTGGATGTCATAGTCTAGAACGCTCATGTTGAACTCCTTAAATGTGCCTGTGCGGCTGTTTTGCTATCGAACTTACCACTGATGGGAGTCTGGTGTGTGCCACGCACAATGTACCA